GCGTTTCATGCGTTGATGCCGTGCTGTGGCTCGCTGGAGGTGCTGCGATGGCGCGAGCACATGAAATGGGACCGACCGGATGGCGAGGTGTGGTGTGAGTGTCCGGCGTGTGGTGAGCGAGTGGCGCAGCATCACAAGACAACGATGCTGCAAGGTGCAGTGTGGCGACCGACGGCTAGCGGTGATGGGCAGACAGCTGGCTTTCACCTGCCGGGGTGGTATGCGCCGGCAGGATGGACATCATGGGAGCAGATCAGAGATGAGTTCCTGCGAGCGAAAGAGGATCCGCTGCTGCTCAAGGGCTGGGTGAACAAGCGAGCGGCTGAGGCCTGGGAGGATGAGGCAGTGGCCAGGGTGAATGCTGATGGCCTGATGGCCAGGGTGGCAGAGGATAACTACCAGCCGGGGATTGTGCCAGATGGTGCGCTGTTGCTACTGATGGCGGTTGATACGCAGGATACCTGGCTTGAGACTACGGTATGGGGATTTGGTGAGGGTGAGGAATGCTGGAGGATATGGCATCAAAAGGTAGAGGGTGATCCGGCGGGGGATGAGGTGTGGCGGCAGATTGACACAATTCGGCGGACGGTATGGCCGCGAGCGGATGGCGGCGAAATGACCGTCAAGCATTGCGCGGTGGATACCGGCGGCCACTTCACGCATGAGGCGTATGAGTACTGCCGGCGGAACGCTGGCGAAGGTGTGGTGGCGATCAAGGGTGCCACAAACCGTAGTGCCCCAGCGCTAGGTAAGGGCAGCAAGGTGGACGTGAACTATCGCGGCAAGGTGATCAAGAATGGCGTAACGCTATACATGGTGGGTGGTCATACGCTGAAGCGCACCATTTACGCAAGGCTGAAGAAGGAAGCCCCCGGAGCCGGCGCAATCCATTTCGATATGGGCACGGATGAGGTGTATTTGAAGGGGCTTACGGCTGAAAGGTTGATTCCGAGAATGGTGAAGGGCTTTCAGGTGCTGGAGTGGCATAACCCCGCTGGTGCGCGAAACGAGCCGCTGGACATTCTGGTGTATTGCCTGGCGATGCTTGAGCTGGTGAAGCGTCGCTACAACCGTGCGACAATGTGGCAGCAGCTGGCGGCGCAGATCAACCACGCCCGAGAGAACAAGGGAGCGCCATCAATGGGCCGCCTATCTGCCTCAGGACGGTTTGGCGGTTAGAATCACGGCATGGCAGGAATCACGCTAGAGCAGGCCACGGCACGGCTTCAGGTCTATCTAGACGCTGAGGCTGCGATTCTGGCGCGGCAGGAATACAGGATCGGTGATAGGTCTATGAAGTTCGCCGATCTGGCTGAGGTGCAAGCTGGTGTGGACATCTGGAATCGTAGGGTGCAGGAGCTGACCAACCGCAGCAGTGCCGGCGGGCGCGGCCGGTCGTTTACTCCGACCCCGAGGTGGTGATGAGCCGAAAGAAACGCCAACGGGCGGGCGCCCTGCAGGAGATCAACAGGCTGGCCCAGGGGCAGCCGATGGCGCTGGGCATGATGCAGGGCACCAGCCGGATGGCGGGCACAGCTCGATTCGCTGGCTGGCGGCCACCGCTGCGTGATGCCGACAGCGAAGCGCAGTACGAGCTGAAGGATCTACGCGCCTTCAGTAGCGACCTGGTGCGAACGGCGCCGGTGGCTAGCGGTGCGATTCAAAACAGGGTTTCATACATCGTCGGGACTGGCCTATCGCTACAGAGCCGTATTGATGTTGATGAGCTAGGGATAGGCGACGATCAGGCTAGTGATTGGCAGTCATTGGTTGAGCGTCGTTTCCGGTTGTGGGCAGGTTCACCGTTTGCGGATGCGATGGGTGAGCAGTGCTTTTATGAGTTGCAGGATCTGGTGATGCGCTCGCATGATGCGCGAGGTGATGTATTTGTGCTGCTGGCACGAAAGCGTCGTAATGGCTGGCCATTCCAGCTGGTGCTGCAGGTCATTGAAGCCGATCGGGTCTGCAATCCTGATAACAGCATGAACACTGCCACGATGGTTGAAGGTGTCGAGCGTGGCGCTGATGGCGAACCGGTGGCGATCCATGTAGCGAAGCATCATCCCGGCCGTGTGATCCCTGGCGGCAAGAACGAATGGACGCACATTCCAATTTACGGTAGTGGCGGTCGTCGGAATGTGCTTCATCTTAAAAAGATGGACAGGCCAGGTCAGACCAGGGGAATGCCACTACTGGCGCCGATCATTGCAACGATCAAGCAGCTTACGCGTTACAGCGATGCTGAGGTAGATGCTGCGGTGAACAGTGCAGCAATGGCGCTGTTTGCGACAATGGATAGCGAGGCGTTTAACGATATTTTGAGCGATGATGAAAGAGCGCAGATCATGAAATCTGCATCAGCGTGGGACGGCAATCTGGACAGCGGCAAGGTTATCAACCTGATGCCAGGTGAAAACATTGTGAGCCCTACGCCGGGGCGGCCCAATCCTAACTTTGAGCCATTCTTCGGCGCCATGGCTAGCCTGCTGGCCATGGGGTTGAACATGCCTAAGGAAGTGCTTTTGAAGGCGTTCAATAGCAGCTATTCAGCCAGCCGTGCTGCGCTGATGGATGCGTGGCGGACGTGGAAGATTGAGCGGGCATGGCTGACCCGCAGGTTATGCCAACCGGTGTACGAGGAATGGCTGGCGGATGCGGTTGCTGCCGGCATCATTCAAGCCGCTGGATTCTTTGCTGACCCGTTTGTGCGAGCTGCATGGTGTGGATCCAACTGGAGCGGCGATGGCCCCGGTGCATTGGATCCGAAGAAGGAAGCCGAGGCCATTGAGTTGCGCACTAAATCTGGCGTCACCACGCTGGCAGAGGAAACTGTGGCGTACGACGGCGGCGACTGGGAGGCAAAGCACCGTCAGCGGGTGCGAGAGGTGGCGGATCGGCGAGCCGGCCAGCTGGAGGCAGAGCCTGCCCCTGCGGCTCCGGCCACTACTCCACCATCTGATGATGACGACGATTCCGACACTGATTAGGATGATGCCATGACTGTTCTCGACGTTCTCAATTCGCCCTGGGCGATCACGCCCGACCGCTTGGAATCCATCCATGCGATCTATGCCGCCCGCCTGCGGGGGGAAGACCCGGACTTGGCCGGCATTGAAGCGAGGATCGGCCGACCGCTGCAGAATGAGCCGCAGGGGTACGAGGTGCGCGATGGCGTGGCCCTGGTGCCATTGCGCGGCGTGCTGGCCCAGCGGATGAATCTGATGTCAAACATCAGCGGCGGAACCAGCACGGAACTGTTCGCCCGCGACATTCGCCAGGCCGCTGAGGATCCGGCGGTGGCATCAATCATCGTGATGGCAGACACCCCCGGTGGAGCGGTGGCAGGTACGCAGGCTGCAGCGGATGTAGTGCGCAGCGTGCGTGGGGTTAAACCCATTGCGACCTATGCCGAGGGGCTGATGGCCAGCGCGGGGGTGTGGATTGGCACCGCAACCGACCTGGTGGTGCTGGCTGATGGTGCAACTCAGGTTGGCAGCATTGGTGTTGTGGCAACCCACACCGACGTTTCACAGCGGGAGGAGCAACTGGGGATCAAGACCACTGAGATTGTGGCCGGGCGATACAAGCGTGCGGCATCGCAGTATGGCCCGCTGACCGAAACAGGCCGCGAAACAATCCAAGAGCAGGTTGATTATCTCTATGGTCTGTTCGTTGCTGATGTGGCACAGAATCGCGGAGTAAGCGTTGAGGCAGTGCTGGAGAACATGGCAGATGGACGGATGTTCATTGGCCAGCAGGCTGTAGACGCCGGAATCGCCGACAGTATTGGTACACTGGAGGGGTTAATCGCCACAATGAACGCTCGCGCATCTACGGCGCGACCCTCTACCCCTGTCCGTTCCTCCGTTTCTCCCATGAACCCGTCCGAACTGGCTGCTGAATGGGCAGCCGAGAATCCCGAGGCAGCGGCGGTGCTGCGTGCCGAGGGTCGCGTTGAAGGCGCGATGGGCGAGCGCGACCGCATCGCGGCCGTTCGTTCCCAGTCTCTGCCTGGCCACGAAGCCCTGATTGAGCAACTGGCGGCCGATGGCCACACCACCGGCCCTGAGGCCGCCATGGCTGTGGTTGCCGCTGAGGCGGCCCTGCGACAGGAGCAGGCGCAAGCCCGCCAGGATGATGCCATCGAACCGGTGGCATTTGCCCCCGCCCCTGATGGCCTCGAATCCGAGCCGGCGGCGCAAGCTGCTGAGGTGAATGCCCACGAGCTGGCCGCCCGCGCCCGCAAGATCGTGGCTGATGCCAAGGCCAACGGTGAGGTGATCACCGTTCCCAATGCTGTGGCGCAAGCCCGGCGCGAACTTACCACCGCCTGAGGAGGGCTGATCCATGACGATGCGCAACCAAGGACTCATCAAAACCTTCAACGCCGGGGCATCGGTCAATCCGAGCCGGTTTGTGAAGTTTGATGCTGACGATCGAACCGTGATTCAAGCCGCCGCCGCTGGCGATTTGGTGATCGGCGTTTCTGATTCCAACCCGAACGGCACAGCCGCCGCCACCGGTGAGCGTGTGGATGTCGTGCTGACTGACGTGGTTTCGGTCACCTACGGCGGCAACGTGACCCGCGGCCAGCTGGTGATCAGCAACGCCAGCGGCCAGGCCATTGCGGCCACCGCCGCCGCCGGCACGAATGTTCGCGTCGCTGGTGTGGCGATGGTGTCGGGTGTGTCCGGCGATCTGGGAGCTGTGCTCCTGAGCCCTGGCTCCTTCCAGGGTTGACCTATCTATTCGTTGACCCTTTGAGGTGACCCCATGGCAAACATGAACTTTCCATTTCCGATTCAGCAGGAGCTGACGGCAATCACGCTGGCGTACACCAACCGCAGCCTGATTGCCGACCTGGTGCTCCCCCGTACTCCCGTGCCTGCGCGTGAGTTCAAGTGGCTGCAGATGAACAAAGATCAGATGTTCACTGTGCCCGAGACGATGGTGGGCCGCAAAGGCCAGCCAAATGAGGTTGAGTTTGGCGGCACCGAGGTGGCCGGGTTCGTTCGGGACTATGGCCTCGATGATGTGGTGCCTCAGGAGGATCTGGACAGCGCCCCTGCTGGTTACGACCCGCTGGGCACTGCCGTGACCGGCATCTCCGAACTGATCGCCTTGGACCGTGAGAAGCGCGTGGCTGATCTGGTGTTCGGCCTGAACACCTATCCTGCCGCCAACCGCGTGACCCTGAGCGGCACCAGCCAGTGGAGCGACTACACCAACTCGGATCCGTACAGCGCGATCATGTCCGCGTTGGATGGAATGCTGATGCGGCCCAACCGTGCCGTGATCGGTCGGCTGGCATTCTCCAAGCTGCGGGTCCATCCGAAGATCACCGCCGCCCTGGCCCCCAGCACCACCGGTAACACCGCCACGGTGAACGCCTTGGGTGCTCCGGCGACCGCTCAGGCGATTGCTGATCTGCTTGAGCTGGATGAGATCATCATCGGTGAGGCATTCATCAATACTGCCAAGCCGGGCCAGACTGCAACCCTCAGCCGTTGCTGGGGTAAGCACATGGCATTCCTTCACCAGAACCCGGTGGCCACGATTCGCGGCAATGCCGTGACCTTTGGGTTTACGGCCGAGTACGGCAACCGTGTGGCCGGCAGCATCCCCGAGCCGAAGGTGGGCCTCCGCGGCGCTCAGCGCGTCCGGGTGGGTGAGAGCGTCAGCGAGCTGGTGGTGGCCTCCGACGTGGGGTACTTCTTCCAGAACGTGGTGGCCTGATCATGGCCAAGCACAGGGTAGTGATGGGCCCCGTCGATCATGACGGGGTGGTTTACCAGGAAGGCGAGGAGCTTTCACTGATCGATGATGCCGCCGCCGCTTTGCTGGCGCTTGGTATCATTGAAGCAGTTGAGGGTCGCCGCAGCCGGGTGAGCGCCGATGCTGATTGAGGATCTATCGATCTTCTTGGCAGATTTTGCCAAGCCTGTTAGCGCCAATGGCGTTAGCGGGCTTGGCATTTTGGATGCACCTGGCGAGTATGTATCAGAAGGTCGAGCGATCTCTGATGAGTATGTGCTGAGGGTAAAGGCATCAGATTTTGGCACACTTGCCTATGGCGATAGTGTGACGGTTGACGGCCAGGCTTTCACGGTGAGAGAGGCACCATTGAAGATAGGTGATGGTGTGTTCTGCCTGGTGCTGCTGACGCTGGCAACGGTGGTTGCTCTGTCGCGGCTGCTGATGGAGGATGGATCGTTTCTGCTGCTGGAAGACGGCGGCTATCTGTTGCTGGAGTCGTAATGGCTGATCAGAAACTCTCACAGCTGACAGCGGCGACGACACCGCTCACCGGGACAGAGAGCGTTTATGTAGTGCAGAGCGCAACGAGCCGGAAGACGACGACCCAGGCAATCGCCGCCCTGGCGCCCGGCACGGACCTCACCTACACCGCTGCGACCCGGACGCTGGCCAGCAGCACCGGCGCCGATGTGGTGCTGCCGGAGGCAACGTCAACCGATGCCGGACTGCAGAGTGCAGTGGACAAGGCGAAGCTTGACAGCATCACGGTTGATCGAGCTGACCTGACCGTTGCTGAGGTGCGCAACACCAGCGGAGTGCAGATTCCGAAAGGTGCGCCAGTTTATGTGACTGGCAGTAGCGGTACGGTCAAAACGGTAGCCATGGCCGATGCGTCGGCGGAGGCCACGGCAGCGAACACGCTCGGCCTGGCGCTGACGGCGATCGACCACAACAGCAACGGATTGATTGTCACTGAGGGCCCACTGGATGGGGTGAACACCTCGACGCTGACCGAGGGCGCCCTGGTGTTCCTGTCGGAGACGACGGGGGCCCTGACTTCTACCCGCCCAATCCCTCCTGCCCATGGGGTGGTGATCGGCTGGTGCGTGAAACAGGGTGCCGGCACCGCCGGGATTCTCTACGTCAAAGTAGATAACGGCCAGGAGATTGATGAGCTCCACGACGTGCTGATCACCAACCCGGTAACGGGGCAGGTGCTGCGGCGTGCTGCTGATGGGTTGTGGAAGAACCACACGCTGACGGCTGGCGATGTTGGTGCAGACCCTGCTGGCACCGCATCGGCGGCGGTCAGTGCGCACGTTGCAGCAGCTGACCCTCACCCCGGCTATCTGACCGCTGCTGAGGGCAATGCCGCTTATGCCACCGCTGCGCAGGGTGCGCTGGCTGCTACGGCTGTCCAGCCTGGTGCAATCGGCAGCAGCGGCCTGACGATGGGCGCCGGCCTGCTGGGGCGTGAGACCGGCACGGGGGCGATCGGGACATTCTCAATTGGCAGCGGCCTGGCTGTGGTTGGCGGCGCGCTGGTGGTCACAGCCGGCGGCACGGGCACTGATCTGAGCTACACAGCCGCCAGCCGAACGCTGGCCAGCTCGACGGGTGCTGATGCGGTGCTGCCGCTGATGAGCAGCACCGAGGCGGGTCTGGTGCCCGCCAGCGGCGGCGGGACGACCAACTTTCTGCGAGCTGATGGCACGTTTGCGACACCACCTGGTGCCGGATTGGGACCACCATCCGGCGGAATAGATCGCGTGTTGATTTGGGACGAAAGTCAGCAGGCATGGGTGCCAGGTAGTGTTGGTGCCGGCCTGGAGATCACCGGCACTACACTGTCGGCCACCAGTGGCGTATCAAGTCCTGGCGGCAATCTCTATCTGTACAACAACTTTGTGTGAAGTATCATGGCCACCAATCCACAATTCATTGCCACGCCACGCATCAGCCGTTGCCAGTTGCAAACGGCAAACACCGCCACCGATGGATCGGGCACCATTGCCGATTTAATTGTTGGCGCTGCAACTGGGACAAGGATTTTGGAGATCACCGCCAAGGCGACTAACACAACAGTGTTATCACAGATCAATCTATTCTTGTATGACGGTACCCAGTGGGATTTATTTGATCAGTTTGCCGTCACTGCTGTTACTGGCAGCAACACTGTTTCATCGTACAGGTTAAATCGTGTCTATCAAAACCTGATTTTGCCGAGCGCCACTTGGAAGATCGGCGCCACGATTTCAGTGGCGCCCACGGTCGGAACTGTGCGTGTTGCCGCGTTTGGGGGTGATCTCTAATTATGTCAGCGCCTCAGCCATTCTTATGGCCAGCTCAAGCGAGCGAGAGTGCCAATACCTGGCCAACGTTCGCTGATCCGCAAATGCCCCCAACACCAGTTTTTCCATGGGGGGGGCTGCCGAGCAACGATTTATGTAGTAATTGGAAGACTCTCGTCACGCCTGTTGACAACAATTATACGTCAATCTGCTGGGCTTCCGGCTTTGGGATGTTTTTGGCGGTTGCCAGCAGCGGCACCGGCGGTAGGATCATGGCGTCATATGACGGGTATCGATGGTTTGTGGTGCCGACTACGGCGGATCTCAACATCAACTTTACGTCAGTTGCATTCAGTCCTGATCTTGGCATGGCGGTTGCTGTTGCCAACTCGGGCACGGGAGCCAGAGCGGCATACACATTTGATGGCTGTAACTGGTTTTTGTCCAGCACGCCGGCCGATAACGCATGGAACTCTGTTGCATGGTCGCAAACTCTGGGCATGTTTGCTGCAGTGGCAAGCACCGGCACAGGCAACAGGGTAATGACCAGCAGCGATGGGATCAACTGGGAATTACAGGTAACGAACTGGGACAACTCCTGGGTTTCTATTTGTTCGGCAGAATACCTGGGAATGTTTATTGCTGTTGCCCAGTCCGGCACCGGCAGCAGGGTGATGACCAGCAGCGATGGAGTTGACTGGATTGCCAGATTAAGCGCAGCCGATAATACATGGACAGGTGTTTGCGCGATTGAAAGCCTGCGTCGTGTGGTTGCTGTTGCTAGCACCGGCGCAGGCAACAGGGCGATGATTTCAGTAGATGGCATTTCCTGGTTTTCAAGAAGTACATCTATTGATGCAACATGGACAGCATTGTGCCCCATTGATCAGCTTCACAGAGTAGTAGCAGTTGCCCAATCAAACGTAGGCATCAGCGACGACGGCGGCAATACATGGAGACGTGTCACGCCGTCAGACACCAATGATCGCACCGGCATTGCGTGGTCCCAGGAACTTGGCATCTTGGCATGCGTGTCTGACACTGGCACCAAAAACCGCGTCATGATTTCGGGAGGTGGGTTATGAGCTATCAAGACGGTGACCGTGTTGCGCGCAGGGAAAAAAGGGGCATAAGAGCAGCTACCGTTAGCGCTTCTTATGCTGGTATTTATTTTTATATTATCTACGACGAAGGCGGCTCCGGATGGTGGCCTGAAAAGGATATTGAGCCACTGGAGCAAGCCTCAATACCTCCTCAAGCTGAAATCGCAGGACAGGAATGGACGGCCCCTGATGGCATTTTGTGGCATGTAGTGCAGGATAATGATGCTCAGCTGAGCTGGGAGATTTTTGTATGACCCACCCCCGCGCCACCGTCCGAGCTGCGGTCGTCTCCCGTCTAGCGGTTGTTGTTTCTAGCGTTCAGCCATGACCCTTTACCGCGAGCAGATCATGGCCGCCGTTGCCGGCACATTGGCCGGCACGGTGCAGGTGGGCAGCCGCATCTGGCGCAGCAGGGTCGAAGCGCTTAGCCGCGCCGAAGCACCGGCGATCATCGTTTCGCCTGGTGTCAACCGCACCAACGAACCAGATCGCACCGGTCAGCTGAGCATGTGCAAGCTGGATCATCATCTGATGATCGCCGTTGCCGTGTATGTGCGAGGCAGCATCCCTGATCAGCTGGCGGCACCGATCGAGGAAGATGTGCACAAGAAGCTGATGGCTGATCGGTCGTTGGGTGGCCTCACGATGGATCTGATCTATCTACGGACGACGCCAGAGATGGAGATGGCGGATGAAAACTCAGGCTTCATGGTGTGCGAGTACATGGCGACATATCGAACGGCTGTAGAAGATTTGGGGATGCCCTAGAATCTGAGGGTACAAGGCCATGGACATGGACATTTTCGACGATGAGTTCGCCGGGATGGGCGGCACTTATGAGGTGGTGAGGGGCAAGCGCCGGCTTGTGCCCGGCAGCCGTACCCTGCCGCCTGAGCCGCAATCTGGGGTGGTGGATGAGCCCGCCGCCGAACCATCGCCCGATGCCATGGCCCCTGATCCCCTGCCCCCTGCCCCTGAGGATTGACACCGATGCCGTTGCTGTCTCGTAAGCGCGTCATCGCGCTAAAAACCGAAGCCACCTACGCAACCGCGCCCACCATCGCCGCTGCCGATTGCGTGCTGGTGCGTGATCTGAACATTCAACCGGCCAACACCACCATGGTGAGCCGCGATCTGGTTCGCCCGTTTCTGGGTGCCAGCGAGCAGCTGCCCGCCAACACCCAGGTTGTCGTCACCTTCTCGGTGGAGCTGGCCGGCAGCGGCACCGCTGGCACCGCGCCGCGATATGACGCAGCGCTGAAAGCCTGCAGCATGTCGGGCACCGTGGCTGCAGGCACCAGCGTTACATACATTCCCATCAGCACCGATCCCACTTCAATCACCATCCTCTATAACGTGGATGGTGTGCTGCATACGGTGACCGGCTGCCGTGGTTCGTTCGTGGTGAACGGCACCGTAGGCGAGATCCCAACGCTGGATTTCACCTTTACCGGTATCTTCAACGCCGTTACCGATACCAACGCTTTAGTGCCAACCTACGGCGCTCAGGCCACACCGCTGGTGTTCAAGCTGGGCAATACCAGCGCCATGCAGCTGCACAGCTTCGCCGGTTGCTTCCAATCCGTCAGTTTCGACCTTGGCAATACGCTGGTTTACCGTGAGCTGGTTGGCTGCTCTAAGCAGGTGATTGTTACCGATCGCAGCTCAACCGGTACGGTGGTTCTGGAGGCGCCCACCATGGCGCAGAAGAACTACTTTACCAACATCGACGCTGGCACCACCGGGAACCTCACCTTCCTGCATGGCACCACCGCCGGCAACCGGGTGACCCTGACCGCTCCGACCACCAGCCTTACCTCAGTGGCATACGAAGATCAGGACGGTATCCACATGCTGAACTGCGGATACACTGCGGTTGCTGCCAGTGCGGTCACTCCTGAAGTTTCTCTCGTCTTCACCTGATGTCGTTCGTTCTGGATCAGCAGCCGGCCTACCGCTGGCCGGTTGCTGTTGAGTTTCCGATTGATGGCGGCAAGTTTCAGCGCCAAACCTTTGACGCTGATCTCAAGCGCTTGTCTCAGGATCGCATCGGCGAAATCTGGGAGCTGATCAAAACCGAAGAGCTGAACGACCGTGATCTGTGCCGCGAAATCCTGCTGGGATGGGATGGCATCACCGACGCCAAAGGTGACCCTGTGCCGTTCTCTGAGAAGGCCCGCGATCAGCTGCTAAACGTGCAACTGGTTGCCAGTGCTGTTGTTCAGGCGTGGATTGATTCGCTGGGAAAGCGGAAGCGCTGAACCTGAGGGAAGCCGGCCGATGGTGGGCCACTGGCTGGAAGGTTGCGGATGATGGCCAGGCTGCGGCAGATGATGCGGCAGCCTTTGGCATCATCGTAGAAGATGCCACGCCAGAGCCTGAACCACAGTTCAAGGTATGGCCTGAGAACTGGGACGCGATCTGTCTATTCCTGGCCATGCAAAGCCAATGGCGCCACAGCTACGGCGGTCTGGCTGGCTTAGACTACAGCGTGTTACCGATCGTGGGGTCTGGGTTGGGCATCCGCTGGCGTGAGCAGTTTGAGCGGTTGCAGATCATTGAGTTTGCAGCACTGGAAGCACTGGCGGAGAAACGCTGATGGCACTGAATCTGGACACCGCCATCCGGCTGACTGCTCAGGTGCAGGGTGCGAACAGCATTCGCAGCATCGCCACCAACCTGCAGCAGCTGAACAGCACCGCACAGCTCAGTGGCCGGCAGCTCGACAAGCTCTACACCGAAACCCAGCGGTTTGCCGCTGCGGCGGGCAATAGCATCAATGCAATCCGCCAGCAGCGGCAGGCACTGACGACGCTGCGCGATGCGGCGGATCCAGCGAGCAGGCGGTTTCAGCTGCTGACCCGTGATGTAGACCAGCTTGATGCACGGTTGCGGCGGCTGCAGGGCACGACGAAGGATGCCAGGTTCAGTATGCGCGAGGCGCTCGGCGGCGCCGCCGGTGCTGCAGCAATGGGCGCCGGCCCTGGCGCTGCGGTTGGTGCGCTGGGTGGGTCATTGGCTGCTGCAGGCGGCCCGGCCGGGATTGCGGCAGCGGCCGGGCTGGCGGCAACGGCTGGCCTGACGGTGCAGAGCGTTCAGAATGCCCGAGCGCTAGAAGATCAATCCCGCCGGCTGCGGGTGATGACCGAGGATTCGGCAGCACTTCAGGCTGGCATCATTGCGCTGGTGCGTGAGCAGGGTCACCTGACTAGCACGACTGAAGCAACGGCGGCAGCATACGAAATTCTGCAGGCTGGGTTCAGCAAGACTGAAGATGTAGTGGCTGTTTTGCGTGCGTCTACGTTAGGCGCAACAGCAGGCTTTACAGATGCCAGGACGGTTGCTGATGCACTGACTTCAGTGATCAATGGCTACGGTCTTAGTGCGGCGGAATCTGGGCGATTGGTTGACCAGATGAAAGCGGCAACGGATGACGGCAAGATCAGCATGGAGCAATATGCGCAGTCAATCGGTAAAGTGGTGCCTAGTGCTGCTGCGGCAAAGATTTCTTTCAGTGAGATCAACGCGGCAATCAGTGCGCTGACTGCACAAGGCGTACCGGTTGAATCTACGTTTGCGGGTATCAACCAGATCCTCGCCAGCGTCATTAAGCCGACTAAAGAAGCGGCAGAGTTTGCCGAAGAACTTGGGCTGCAGTTTAACTCTCAAGCGATTGCCGCAAAAGGCTTGGGCGGCTTCTTGGCAGATGTGGCGGAAAAAACTGGCATGAGCAACGAAGCATTGGGCAGGCTGTTCTCTGATATTGATGGCCGCAAGGCTGTCATTTCATTGCTAAATGATGACTTGGTAAGGTTCAATAAATCTTTGGACAATCAAGCCGACTCACTAGGCCGCACCGCAAAAGCTGCTCAGATTGCCATTGATCCGGTCAAACAGTTTGACAATACATGGAAGGATCTAACGGCAACCCTGGGCTCGCTTGTGCTGCCAACGCTTAATTCAGTGGTTCGCAGTTTGACGGATGTGCTGCAATCAGTGCTGGCAATGCCAAAAGCACTGCAGGCTTTTGGCATTGAGGTAACTAAAAATGTAATCCCACTGGGTCGGGAGTTTGCGGCGATTGCGGAAGTTGCCAAGCGAATCCAGGAATTGCGAGGCCAGCCGGCAGCGGCGTTGCCGCCACAGCAATATGGCCCACCAGTGCCGCCTACCCTGGCGCTCCGAGCTGCCGCCGCTGATCCCGCCCGCGCTGCCGCCGCTGCTCGTGCTACTGAAATCGCCCGCCGGCTGGCCGCTGGCGATGATGACCCCGCCAAGAAAGCAGCCAAGGAAGCAGAGAAGCAAGCCAAGCTACAGGAATCCCTTGCCGAGAAAACCGCTGATCATCAGCGGCGCATCTCCGAAGAACTGGCGCAGCGTGAGCAGCAGTTGGCGGTGCAGCGGTATCAGGATCAGATCGAAATGCAAGATACCCTCCACCGGCTGCAGATGCAGCAGATTGAGGATGAACGGCAGGCCCGCCTGAAGCTAGCCGAGGCTCGTGTTGATGTCGCCATCGCCCAGGCGCCAGAAGATCGTCGGTGGTTGCTGGAGTTTCGCCGTGATCTGATCAACATTCATGGCGGCACCACTGAGGCCATCCTGGATCTGGAACGCAAGCTGGCGGACAAGCGGCAGCAGCTGGCCCGTGCCCAGGCCAATGTGCAACTGGCCGTGATGCAAGAGCGTGCTGAGGTGATCCGCACCGAACTGCCGGGGCAGCAGCCCACAGCCGGCGCGGCGGATGGTGGCGTGGTCAACCGCCTGCTAAGGGCTGCCCAATCCAATCTGGGACTGTTCGCCGGGCAGACGGAGCGCTGCGCAGATGCAATCCGCAAGTTGTACGACGTTGCCGGTGTTGCCATCGGCACCACAAAGAAGGCATGGGATGGCCTGGCCAGTGGCGGCCGGCTGGCGTCGAGCTTCTTCGGTTCGGACATCGGCCAGCGCGTCAACCGACAGCAGGATCTACGCCCCGGCGACCTGGTGGGATTTGAACGTACCTACGGGCGCTGGGGCCCCGGCGTGCAGACCCATGTGGGCATGTATGCCGGCGAAGGAATGATGTTTGACCACAGCTCCAGCAGGGGGCTAGTGAAGCGTCCGCTGAGCACATTCGGCGGAAAGTTCATGTACGGGGTGCGCCCGTATGCGCTGGGTGGGGGCGCTGCAACTCCCGCCCCTGCTGGCCCAGGCGGTGAGCTTGTAACGACCCTGCCGGCCAGTCAGGCCGGGCGTGAGGCCGCCATGGCTGAGGTGCAGCGCACCCAGCTAGAGCTGGATGCCATCACCCGATCGCTTGAGAAGGCGCGGGGCATCATCGCCGAAACCGGCGCGGCGCAGATCACCGCCCGATCGCTGACTGAGATCGAACAGCTCAGCCAGCCGCTCGAGCAGCTGGTGAAAGCCTCCGGCGATCGGCTGGCGTTTGAGCGTGAGTACGGCGAACTGCTGCGGACTGGTATCAATCCCCAGCTGGCCCAGGAGTTTGCAGAGATTGAGCAGATTGCTGATCGTCGGCGGGACATGCTGCAGCGGTTGGCGGGCGAACTGGAGAAGCGTTCGCAGCTGGCCCACCTGACGCAACAGGACCGCAGCGCCTATGCGGAGCAAGCCACTGTGGCCCGCAGCCTGCTGGCAACACAGGATCAACAGGTGGAGCGCCTGAAGGAAGAGTTGCGCATCCAGGAGGAGATCACCCGCCAGCGGGAGCTGCAGCAGGATGATCGGATCGGAATGGGCGCCCGTGAGGGGATTGAGGGCTACATCCAGTCAATCGGCACAATGCGGGAGGCGACCGCTCAGCTCACACAGGATGGCATTCGCGGGCTGGAGGATCAGCTGGTGAGCCTGGCTACCACCGGCAAGGCCAACTTCCATGAGTTTGCGGTTTCGGTGCTGACCTCTACGGCGCGGATGATCATTCAGCAGATGGTGCTGGGGACGATCATGCGTGCATTGGGCGGGATCGGTGGATCGGCGGTTGGCACCGCGTTTCAGATGCCAACCGCTGGATTCCTCACGACTGGTTTCAGCTTTGCTGGTGGTGGTTACACCGGCGATGCACCGCGAAGCGGCGGCCTTGACGGGCAGGGGGGCTTCCTGGCGATGCTGCACCCACGAGAGACAGTGGTGGATCACCACCGGGGCCAGGGCACCGCTGCAGGGCCGACCTATGTCACGGTGAACGTGAACACCACCACCGGCGAGACTGAAGCCACGGCAACCGATAGCGACCGGCGCAAGCTGGGGCAGGACATCGCTCAGGTCGTGGATGCGAGGATTGTGCATCACCGCCGCCCCGGTGGGCTGCTCAACCCAGCGCGGAGGTAACCATGGCCACGTTCTATTTCACTCCAGATTTCGGGCTAGATGAGCAGCATGAGCCGCGCATCCTGCGGACACCAATGGGGGATGGCTATGAGCAGCGGCTGGCGTTTGGTTTGCAAACGCAGCCGGTGGTTCTAAATCTGACATTCGCCAACCGCTCACTGGCCGAAGCGGAGGCGATTGATCGGTTCCTGTATGACCATGGCGGACAGTCGGCGTTTGATTTTGCACCGCAGTATCGCGGCCAGCGAAACCTGATCACATGGTCGCAAGACTTCAGAAACACGGCGCTAGCTGGCAGCACCCGGCCATGGATCAACGGCGGCCAGATCACGTTGACGCATAACAGCGGCGGCACGGGCACGGCGCCGCTATCCCCGATTGGGGACAACACAACTACCACGGTGACGGCCACTGCTGGCGCTAGCAACACAATCATCAGCCATCAGACGATTGCTGTTACGCCTAACACGGCATACACTGCATCGGCTTATGTGTATTTGCTGTCTAGCATTACGTCGGCTGAGTTTACGGTTTACCTTGCCGATCAAAACAACGTGCCTGTAATCTACGGCCCGCTGCCTCCGCCCGGTACGTTCCTGCAGAACCAGTGGTGGCGTTACAGCATGACATTTACCACCCCGGCAACCATCACCAATCTGCGGTTTGATCCTTTTCGTATCATTAACACTGGGGCTGGCACTGGCTACCTGTGGGGTGCGATGGTCAACATTGGCAGCACACCACTCGACTACCAGCGGATCGACGGTAGCTACTCTGACCCTGTGATTGGGAAGTATGTTTGTGAGCGGTGGAATCTGACGCCGCCATCCTGCAACTTACGAACGATCACCGCCACATTCCGCCAGGTGTTTGAGCAATGACCTTTGCAGAAGCTCGCAGTTCATCGCCCACTGCAATTATTGAACTTTATCAGCTGGATCTAAACGCTGCGCAACACGGCGTCACCCAGTCCTATTGGTTTCATGGTGGCACCAATCTGAAGGATAACGGCGAGATCGTGTGGAACGGCCAGCCGTATCAGCGGCTGCCGATTGAAGCGGACGGATTTGAATACTCCGGAACCGGCCAGCTGCCGCGCCCCAGGATCCGCGCTTCTAACCTGCTGGGCGGCATCACGGGGCTGATTCAGATTCTGCCTAGCGGCATTGAAGGCGCAAAGGTTACGCGCATTCGCACCTTTGCGCGATTCTTGGATGCGGTGAACTTCCCCGGCAACGTCAATCCCTACGGCACGCCATCACCTACAACCGAGCTGCCGCGTGAGATTTACTACCTTGACCGGTTGGTGGTTGAGAACCGCGAATACGTCGAATATGAGATGGCGGCAGCGTTTGATCTGGCAGGCGTCAGAATACCTAAGCGGCTGGTGATGGACAATCTGTGCCCATGGGTCTACAAGGGCACTGAATGTGGCTACAGCGGCGGGCTGGCAACGTGTGAAAAAACACTGCAAGCCTGTAAGGATCACTTCGGAGAGAATGCGGATCTACCATTTGGCGGGTTCCCTGGTGTGGGTGGGTTTGTATGACCTGGCAGGCTGATGCAATCGTTCATGCAATCGAGGATGATCCGCAGGAATCCTGCGGCCTGCTGCTGGTAATCAACGGCCGGCACCGCTACTGGCGCTGCCGCAACATTTCGCAGGCGCCTGAGTTGACGTTTGTGATCGACCCGGCCGACTACGCCAAGGCGGCCGATGCGGGCACGGTGGTGGCGATCGTCCACAGCCACCCAGAAGGCGATCCGACGCCATCACCAGACGACCGCACCAACTGCGCCGCCAGCGGCATGCCGTGGTGGATCGTGACGCCCACGGGGCGGCTGCAGGATCTTCACCCGCCGCTGGCCATCTTGCCGCCGCTGGAGGGGCAGCCATGGGTGTGGGGCATCACCGACTGCTGGGATCTGACACGGCAGTGGTATCTCAGGCACGGGGTAACGCTGCCGGACTGGAACCGCCCCAGCCGGGAGGAGTTCAAGGCCGCGCCATGGTTCGATGATCTGGCCGGCACAGCTGGGTTTCGGGAAGTTGAAGGGCCGCCAGAATGGGGTGATGTGCTGGCCATGCGCCTCTCACCCGGCGCGACACTCACGGATCATGTTGGCGTGGCTTTGGGCGGCAGGCTGCTTCATCATCTGGAGGGTAGACTGAGCTCCAGGGATCGCATGACGCCCTACCTGGCCTGTGGCTACCGCGTATTGAGGCATGAGAACAGTTCGTCTCTACGGCCCACTGGCAGCCTTCCTTGATCGTGATGAGATTCAGGCGGATGTGGCATCACCGGCTGAGGCGGTGCGGATGTTGGTGACCAACTGGCCGGAGATGGAGGCACACATGGCTGGCTATCACTACCAGGTGCTGGTAGGTGGTATCGGCCTGCCGTTGACCGATGAGCCGGAGCAGCTGCACTATCCCGTCGGCGATGGGGAAGACATCAGGATTGTTCCAATCATCGGCGGCTCAGGTGGGTCCGGCATCTGGCAGGCGCTGGCGGGCGTGGCGCTGATTGGTGCATCATTCCTGACCGGCGGCCTGCTGACACCGGTGCTGCTGGGGCTGGGCGCCAGCCTGGCGCTAGGTGGCGTGGCCCAGATGATTTCCCCTACACCAACGCTGCCGACCGGGCCTGATTCAGAAGGCGACCCACGGAAGTCCTACAGCTTCAGCGGGATTCAGAACACCGCCCGGCAAGGCGTGCCGGTTCCTGTTGTCTATGGCCGGATGCTGATTGGAAGCATCATGGTCAGCCAAGGCGTGAACACTGATAGGGTTAAAAAATAATGGCAAAGCGTAGCAGCAAAACCAGAGGGCCCCGCAATGTAGTTGCCGGCACTGAGACACGAGATCCCAAGGGTAAGGTCAAAGCCGGCCAGCCTGGCACTGTCGGACTCAAAGATAGCTCCGAAGATTCGGAATCAGGCAAGGTCGATAAAGACGATCTGGTATCTGAGCAGTTTGTAGAGATCATTGATCTCCTGTGTGAAGGGCCGATCAAGGGGGTGGTAGGTGAGCGCAGGGGTGTCTACCTTGAGCAAACGCAGGTTGAGGATGATCGCGGCAAACAGAACTTTGAAGATACCGAGATCAGGTTTCGGCGTGGCAACAACGATCAGTCACGCTTCCAGTTGATCGATAACGTAGAGCGCGAAGTACCGGTGGGCATCACCCTAACCCAGGGCTCGCCAATCATCCGCACGATCACTGATGTAAACGTCGATGTGGTGCGAATCACAATCAACGTGCCGCAGATGCAAAAGATTGGCAGCCAAGGCAAAATCAAAGGCAGTAGCGCAGAGCTTGAAATTGCCACGAAATACACCGGTGACGCGGCGTGGACTGTTCAGATGGAGCGAAAGATCAACGGCCGCACATCTGACCTATACCAGCAAGATTACAAGATTGATCTTAGCGGTACGTTCCCGGTTGACATTCGTGTGCGTCGGCTGTCTAAGGATTCAAATGATCCCAAGGAAGTCAACGCCATCAGCTGGAGCAGTTACACGGAGATCAGCCGTGAGCGGTTGCGATACCCTAACTCTGCGATGGTGGCGTTGCGGTTCAGCGCTGAGCAGTTTGGCTCTATTCCGGAGCGAATGTATCTGGTGGATGGGCTGGAGATTCTGCTGCCCAGCAATGCCAGCGTGACCGACAACGGCCGGGTCACCTACAGCGGCGCGTGGGATGGCACGTTCTCATCTGTGCGGCAATGGTGCTGTGATCCGGCATGGATCCTGTGGGATCTGCTGACCAATACGCGATATGGCACCGGTGATCACATCCAAGCCGCGCAACTGGATAAGTGGGCTTTCTTCGCTGCCAGCCAATACGCCAACGCCCTGGTGCCAGATAATCGCGGTGGCTTTGAGCAGCGCTTTGCCTGTAACGTCAACATCCAAACATCAGAAGAAGCATACACGCTAATCAATAACCTGTGCAGCGTATTTCGGGCGATGCCGTACTGGTCCGCCGGTGCATTGACGATCAACCACGACCGGCCACAGGCGGCGATTGCTCAATTCACGCTGGCGAATGTAGGCCCGGAAGGCTTTGCCTACGCCAACAGCAGCCTGAAGGGTCGGCCCACTGTTGCGGTCGTCCGCTACATGGACCTTGACGCCATGGATGTGTCATTCGTTGAGGTGCAGGATCAGGCAGCGCTGGCGAAGTGGGGGGTGATCAAAGCCGAGGTAGAAGCCTTTGCCTGCACCAGCCGCAGCCAGGCCGAGCGGGTTGGTGAATGGCTGCTCTACTCCGAGTGGTACGAGAGCCAGACGATTGAGTTCACATCCTCGCTGGAGGCTGGCATGGTGTGCCGCCCTGGCAGCGTGGTGGAGGTGCTGGATCCCCTGCGATCGGGTCAACGCCGTGGCGGGCGGGTGGTATCGGCCACGACGACGGCGGTGACGGTTGACAACGCTTCGGATCTGACCGGCACCGGCATGCTCACCGTGACGATGGCCGACGGCAGCCTAGAGAAGCGGTCGGTGGCGAGCATCGCCGGCAACGTGATCACCACCGCTGCATTCTCCGCTGCCCCCGAGCCTGGTGCAGTGTGGGGGCATGATGTGTCAACGGTGCGGCCGAGCCTATGGCGCATCGTCAAGGTGAGCGAAGCCGAGCGGGGCAAGTATCGGCTCAGCGGTGTTGCATACAACGAAAGCAAGTATGACTACATTGAACGATCGCGACCGCTTGCATTTCGTGATGTAGGTATTCTCAACGATCTACCACCGGCGCCAATCAACCTAGTGGCGGAATCGGTGTTGTATGAAGAAAACGGCAGCGCCTACATTCGGATTGTTGTTACCTGGGAATCAGTGCCCGGCGTTAGCGAGTATCGCGTCCTGTGGCGGCAAGATGATGATAACTGGAGCAGTGCTGTAGTCTCGCGCAATGACTACAACATCGATCAAGCTAGCCCCGGCACCTACATCATCCTGGTTCGGTCGCGCCGTGGATTCGTAGAGTCTGAACATGCCGTACTGGTGCATGTTGAAGGTGGGGTGTCAACGCCGCCGCAAGATGTAACAGGCCTCACGCTAATCCCAATCAACGAACAGAGCGCAACGCTGCGATGGGATGCAACGACTGAGCTAGATGTGCAGCTGGGTGGCTCGCTGTTGATTCGTCATTCGGTGAGCACCACCGGCAGCGCAACATGGGAGAACAGCATCGAGCTGGTGCCGCCGGTGGGGGGCAACGAAACCGAAAAGTTGATCCCCCTGCTGAATGGCACAGTGCTGGTGAAATGGCAGGATCTATCAGGCAACCGCTCAGTCAATGCTGCCACGGTAACGATCACGCTGCCGACGCCATTGCCTAGGCTCAAGTTGATTGAGTACCTAGAGCATGACACTAGCCCACCGTTTGACGGTGATGTGGTGGATATGGTGTATGACGCTGGATTGGATGCGCTGGTGCTGGCTGGTGGTGGGTTGTTTGATGAGCTAGTCGGCAATATCGATAGCCTTGCAGGCAACTGGGATGATCTGACCGGCCCTACCGATGTAACCTCTGCCGGGTCGTACAACTTCGGCAGCACCTTTACCGCTGCCCCCGGCGTATTCGACATCAACGTACGGCGTTACATCGAAGCTGGGCCAGTGGTGGTTGGCTCATTGTTTGATGACCGGATCGGCGATATTGACAGCTGGCCCGGCAACTGGGACGGTGACCTTGTGGATGGCACGGATGCAACGATGTACGTCCGGGCAACACTGAACGATCCAGCGGGCACACCAACCTGGGGGCCATGGCAGGTGCTGACCAATAACCTTATCCGCGCCAGGGGGCTGCAGTTCAAGATGGAGGCCGTGTCGCGGGATCCGTCGCAGAATATCGCCGTGACGGGGCTGGGTGCGGTAGTGGAGCTGCAGCAACGCGTGGAGCACTCGGGCCTGATTCCAGCAGAAACCACCCCATCCATTCGCACCATCACATTCGCTAATCCATTTTATGAGCCGCCAGTTGTTAGCATCAACGCTAGCAACCTTGGCAATGGCAACTACTTTGTGATCAGCAGCAGAACACGAACCAACTTTGCTATTGGCTTTTACAATAGCTCCAACGTCCTCATAGCGCGGGGCTTCCTTTACACTGCCACAGGCTACGGCCGGGAGATCATCTAATGGCTCAGCACGATCAGGTCATTGCTAACCAGTCTGCCTCGGCTGTCAGGGCAGACATCAACAGCGCACTGGCTGCGGTGTTCAGCAACAGCTCCGGCGCCGCTGCACCCACTACCACGGTTGCCTATCAGCCTTGGGCCGATACGACCGCCAACATCATGAAGATGCGGAACGGTGCAAACTCCGCATGGATCAACCTCTACACCTTGGATGGTGTTACTGACTACCTAGGGGACGCCAACTTTTACAGCACCATCGTCAGCAGCGTTCCACGTATTCAGTTTGATACTAACGACTACATCGCATACGACAGGGCGGCGGATGCTTACACCTTTTACACCGCCAGCACATCTCGCGCCAGCATTGATATCAATGGCCTGTTCACTCCGCAGGTTCGAGTCGGCAGCACTGCCTATGGTTACGCGCTGAATGCAGACGCTACATCCTCCTATCTGTCGTTTGCGACTAATGATTACTTCGCATTCAACCGCAGCACCAATACGCTTCAGTTCCTGGTGGGTGGCGCCACTCTGTTTAGCCTGGCTGATGGGTTTGGCTCCATTGATTCCGCCGGTGGCGCCGGTGGGCGATTGAAGTCAAGCAATGGCTCTAACTCTATGCGGCTTGGTTATGCCGCGCCATATCCAACCATCGCAGTCGATAATACGGTCTTTCAGGTTGCATCACCTTCAGATATCAAGCTGAAGCACAACATTGAAGACCTGCCGCTTGCTGATGCCTGGCAGCAAGTGCAAGCGATGCGGCCGGTGTCCTTTGAATGGATCCAAGGGCCAGCGGGGCGCCAGCCGGGTGTTATCGCGCAGGAAATGGAAGCAATCAATCCTGGCTTTGTGCTGCCCACCTTGGATGGCGAAGATCCACAGGAGCAGGTGATGCAACTCAACACCTCCGCCATCATCGCCACGCTTACCGCAGCGCTGCAGCAGGCAATGGCCAGAATCGAGGCACTGGAGCAGCAGGCGGGGTAACCTGTGGGCACGGCCCAGTCGGCGCGATGGTGAACGATCACAGCGGGCCACGACGCCCATTCAGCAAGGTGCAGGTACTGGAGGCCACAGCCGCCAGTCTCATGGCTGCCGCCATCCTCGCCACCGCCGCCGGCATGGGCTGGCTTGTGGTCAGCCTGCCCAACCGGCTTCAACAGCTGGAAACGCAGATCACACAGATCCTTAGAAATCAGGATCAGTTCGGCAGGCGGTTTGAGCAACTAGAGCAAAAGGTCACGGATCTTGATCGCCGCACTATCAGGTTGGAGCTAGGGCCATGAT